ATTGGCGATCTTTTCTGGTTGTCTGTGATATTGTTGAGCAATCTCTGGACTAGGAAAGTATTTAGGAAAGATTTTTCTTAGGCCATCTGCAGAATAATTTAGATTTTCAGAAAGAGCAGTGAATCCAGCTGATTCATGTGAACACTGTGCAATAAATGCAGCTACCCTTGCAACATCACTAATATGATATTGTGGAAGTGCGTCAACCATTGAGTCATACCATTCATCATGGTTCTTAACTCTTGGCAATAGTGCTCTAACGTGATCGACTGTAAAGTCAAAATCAAAACTCATTTAACTCCTCCCGTTACTTTTGCTAATCTTTTATTTTCTCTTTTATCTACAGGATGTTCCCATGTTTCACGATGATCCCAAACTAGACTACCTTCGCGATGTCGTTCGTTATTGTGGTTAACAGAACGATCAACTTGGGTTACCTTCTTTCCACTACCACTTAAATGAAATCTAAGCATCGTTCTATAACCAGGCTTTTCTTTGTCAACATACTTATTAGGACCATGAACTGCATATACAGATTCAAACCCATGGCGTCTTTCAAACTTAAAACCTACCTGGGCTCCTAAACTCATTTGCGGAGAGATATGTTTTCGAAATTGTTCGTGCTTAGCAATCAAAAGAGCCTTCGGTCGACCAATACGAGCTTCTAAATCATGGTAAGACATTACATCAGTATGCTCATCGGGTTTAGAATAAGAAGTACTTACACCCTCATTAGTAGCTTTTTTTATCTGATCAGCAGTAGGTGCACCTTCAGAAAAAGGTTTACGCATTCTTTCACCAGAGCCAGCCTTAATACGTGCTCTCTTTGCATGAATGTTAGCCCAAAGCCCTTCTCTAAGTTGTGCTAGTGTTTTCATATTTATCTGTGATTTTAGGAAGTTATAGTTAAATTAAAAGAAGCAGATAATGAAGTAGTAGGACCTTGAACTACAGGTAAATTTTGTCCAGTAGGTTCCTGTAAAGTTACCGTGCTTGCTGTTGCTTGAATAGTTCCACTATATCCACCAGTTCTCACTTGAATGATAGATGTTTTTGATCCCTTAAATAAAGAAGATAAGGTTCTAGTAAATGTTGCTGAATTACTATCTACAGTTATTGCACGTTGAATGCTGCCATCGGCAAAATCAAAAATTGTAGATGTACCACCTTCTGTGATATAGAGTGTAGAACCATTAGGTACATTAGTAGTAGTAATAGTAAACGTTATACTTTCGCCATTACTAATAGATGATTCACTTGCAGAAATTGAAAATGTAAATTCAGGTAAAAAAAGTGTTTTATTGTATCCAAATAAATTAAATCCCTCAGTTCCATTTATTGCGTTTGATTTAGCTATGGATTTAATATATGAAGTCATGTCTCCGTGGGACATATTCGGGTTTAATTCAAGTATACAAGCTATAACACTAGCCACTACTGGGCAGGCAGCACTAGTTCCTCCGAATGTTGATACTTTATTAGTAGAATTTCTAGGATCGTTATCTACATACCAAGGTGCTGTAGAGACACTATCTAACGTTGCTGATATGGTTTCAGAACCAGGTGCTATAATAGTTATTCCTGGTCCTCTAGCACTCGATGCAATTAGATATAGATCTGATCCCAGATTTCCCGCTAAAATTGGGTTAGAAGAAGCATATTCACTTCGATTAATATAATAAGTAGTACCACCATTAAATACTAAAGTATTGTTAAAATCAGCATGACTACTGTCTACAAGTCTTCTATATGAATTACCTGCTGAAAAAACCATTATTACACCATCATTTATAGCATCTGTTATATCGGCATTCTCTGCAGTATTAGCTGTGGCTACTCCTACTTTATAATTCTTAGTTTTGTCTGGGTCATTACCGCCACCACCTCCCAACCATGCAACTGGTATGACTATATCAGGAAATCCTAAGTCTTGTAGAGTAACGGTGCCGTTCCACCAATTGCTTGATTTATACTCTTCGTATAAATTTTCAGGTACTCCAGGTTTAAGTGACCATGGGCCATAATATGACGTTCCCCTATAGTTTATTGTAACTGGCCCACCGCCAGATCCCTCAGTATTTAATTCATATATTGAAAAAAAGAATTGAGAATTAACACTAGTATGACACACAGATGGTTTAGTTGTTAATAAATCACCATCTAAGTTAATTTTTTTCCAATTATGATATTGACGAACGTAATCTAATTTTGTACTATATACAGGGTTATTATTTTGATCATAAGAGACACCAGTTGGTGTACCGTTGATTATTGTTGATTTTCTAGCAAAACTATATCTACTTCCTGCTGCTAGACTAGAACTTTGATGAGCGTGATCACTATAGTAATCATTAGCGCTATACACATATAAGTTATTATTAAGGCCAACCCCTCCGTTTAAACCAAAACCATACCAATTAATTAGATTTAATCTAGAGTTACCAGTTCCATCATAATTTTCAGCCCATTCAACTCCAGTTGGTTGTATTAAAGCTTCGACGTTTATTACATCAACTCCTTTACCAGAGGTATTTCTTGATACAGTTTCAATTTTAGGCTGAAATAATTGGTAAGGGGTCGGTGTTTCTGAAGTACAAAACGATAAATGCCAACTTTGCCTGTCAGCAACATCTTGATAAACATTACCAAAATCTCCTGTTACTGACCAACTCGGAGTTATATTTATTTTGGGTTGTAAATGTGAAGGTATATCAACATCCCAAACTCTGGGATCTTGTTTAATTTGGTTAGCTTCTTCTTGACTTAACCAATAATGAGTATTCCTACTAATCGGTCTACGATTAACAACTTCTACAGCACGATCTGGAATATAAAGATTGCCGCCAGGCGTTTCCATATCTTGATAAAAATCATCAAGATCTTCGTGCTTGTGTAGTGTTACGATATATTCTTTTAGTTCCATATTATTCTTCATTATCCACAACAGTAACAGTAAAGGAAGTAAGTGAAAGTGTGGAACTTGGTGTTCCAGTTATAAACCCTGTAGAGGTGTTGAAAGATAGTCCAGATGGTAGGGAGGGGGTAATAGAATAGGTAAAATTGCCTGATCCCCCCATTGCTTGAATGGGTTGAGCACTGACAGACTCACCTACTGAATAGGTGAGATCTGAATTATTGACCACAAGATAAAACCTAGATTGAATTTTTATATTGTGTAAAAGAATATTATGAATAAGCATGGATATAGGGCCAATGTAATGACCCTATATTTATCTAATTTCCTCCATACCTTTCTTCGTATGCCATTCTAGCTAGAATATACTCTTTTACTAGAGATGATCTAACAATATCTTCTACACCAAATTCATAGACTTTGAATGAGGGCATCATATCTGCTATGACCATGAACTTTTTGAGTCCTGACAAGTCTGTCTTCTTATAAAGATCAGTTTGTCTAAAGTCTCCACAAAATATTATCTTTGATCGATCTCCAACCCTGGTAATGATAGAATTTAGTTCCATATCAGTCATATTCTGACACTCGTCTACTATAATAATCGCATCATCGAGTGTGATTCCACGTACAAACGATGTAATCATAAACTGGATGACACCTTGTTCGTTTAACCTCTGATAGGCATCTGCTCTATGAAATAGAGACCTACAAATTTCTACATAGGGTTCAGTATATACTTCAGTTTTTTCCTTTTCATCTCCTGGTAAATGTCCAATGTCTCTAGATGGAACTGCTGACCTTACGATAACAACCTTCTCATAAGGATTTGATTTATCTAACACTTCTTCGAGTGCATGATACAGCGCTATGAAAGTTTTGCCTGTACCTGCAACGCCATGCAGCAACATAATCTTGGCATGATCGTAATCCTCAAATACTCTCCTTTGGTTTTCTGTTAATGGCTCAATTACATCCATGTCATCCAATCGTAACTTTAACTTATTATTAGTTAGAGTCATCTTTGGTGTATTTTCTTGTAATTGCAAATGTTGTTGTTTTTTTGCCATGTATGCCCTCGGTAAATAAAAAGAGGGCAATAACCGTTATTAGCTATCGCCCTCCAGGAGTAGTTTATTTTTGTTAAACATGATCATCGTCTAGATAGTTTGGATGCCAAGTTACTTCGTCGACCGGCGGCCGAATGTATCTTAGACAATACCTCTCTAAATCCACCATCGATCGTTCTGACTCCTAGACGAACCGAGTCTCCTACAGACGGCGACGTGGTGGTAAAATGTTGTTCGTGATCTAGCGATCCACACTTTGGACAAGGTGTAGCGATACGATCGTCGTAGCTACATCTTAAAGTAAATTCTTCTTGACATTGATTACATCTAAGGTCATAGGTTGGCATGATAAATCCTTACATTGAAATAGGAACTTCTTCAACAGATCGAAGAATTTTTCTAATAACACTTCTAGCATTTGCTGAAAAAATATTTAGGTCTTGTGCTTCATGAAGATAAGCAAGCACAACACTGGAATCGAGTTTGGCAAGATCATCCTCTGATACTTTAAAAGGAAGATTGCCAAATGCATTGACGCAGAGTAAAGTGATGAACACTTCCTCATCCGAATATAAAGGAATTCGGTAGTAGGTTTTGGAAGGTTTTTCCCTTACTGGAAAGTTAATTATCGTTGCTGTCATAGAGTATCGTAGTATTCATAATTGTATTTATAAATCTACGATACTAGAAATACAACGATTCCTACAATAAATGCAAGCTCAATAACAGAAAAATTTAGACTCTGATAAGTGTTAAAAATATATCTTGTAAACTTAGTTTTAGGCATGCTCTTCTTTAGAAGAAGATGGAAATTTGCTGCTAGCATAACGAATTACAAGAACACTCAACGATAATATCAGTGTTGTAATACTCATATACAGAATCTCTTCCATATGTTCAGAACCATCTGCAACAAGATCAACTAAGTGTCTTGTTAGTGCAGTAATTCCAATATAGATGAGAAACCTTACAGGCATATGGTTAGTTTTAAAGTAGATTCCAACCATAGCACCAATTTCTAAGTAGATAAAAAGCAGCAATATGTCTTGAATAGTTGCATATTGGTTGTAGAACATGGAAATGACTGCATAAGATGCTGACCACACAGTCATTGCACCTATAACAAATAATGCAATGTAGTGAAAAATACTTACTAAATTATTTCCTACTTTCTTCACATTTTCCATTGTTTTGTCCATTAATCCCACAATCCTCTATAGTATTTGCCAAATAGTCTAAGTCCGTTTTTAATACGTTCTTCGTGCTTTTTTAAACCTTCATTATCAATCTTGATTGCAGTAAGGCGCTCTTCATTGCTTTCAAACACTTCATCCTCTGCAGGATGAGTAAAGAACTGAGCAGTGTTATCATTATCAGATAATTGTTCAAACGTCCAGATCATTTCATCCATGATCCAATCCCACCGCTTGAAATGATTACTATCAATATCCCATTGGTTTTCTTTGTCAGGTGCAGCGGTAGAGCGAAGATGCTCTGGCACATCTTCATCATCAGTATGAGGTGCGCCGTGTTTGGTTGCCTTAAGTTGCTTTAACATAGGCACTACAATCATGGCCAAGGTATGATCCATACCCCAGGTATCCCAGGGGTCTATACGAATTTTGATGTTGGGATTACGCTTGCTTTGAATCCATTCACATAAGTCATTTACCCAGGTACCTGCTAGCCATTCAGACATTCGGTCATGTAGTTTATAGTCCCAACGTTCGGCCAGTTTATCTTCTGGATTACGCTCATGCCAGAAGAATATCGCATCCACAATTTGATATGGACCGATCCAATTTTTGTAAGGACCTATATAAACTTTCATCAGAAAGGTGCCTCTTCTATACCTTCAAGTGGATTATAATTCTTAAAATCTTTCTTAGTACAAAGTACCCAATCAGGAAATGGCCAGTTACTTTGTGGAACTAACACATGGAATTTATCTTCAACTTTTCGCTGAATATATCCAACACGACCATCCTTCAAGATAACAGCCTTGGCTTTATATCCGCCTTGCCATTCAATCCTTTTTTCTTCGTCCTGATTTTCCGGGATTGCTCTTTGTCTCCTGTTTGGATTCGACAACTTCATTAGATGGTTCCTCTATTGGTTCTGGATCTATTAGTATAGGTTGTTCTGCTTTAGGTTTCAACTTATTACGTACTCTTAGGTCGTAATATTTTTTTGGTAATGGCTCAACAATATGTAAAAAGCTATCCAATCGTTGCCTCCGTTTAAAGTTAAATCCTGCAGCCATGTTAAAATAGGATTGCTGCAGCGCCTGCAGCATTTGCTGCACTTGCTACCAAGCAATACCAACCAGAAAAACTCTCTTTCATTTTAAAGTATTGTTCGCTTGCACGCCAACACCAAAACGAAAAAAATATGTTAATAACAAGCCATACGTAACTCATGATTAATCCGTGTGTGGTGGAATGTCATCTTCTTCATGCTCGATATGATCCCACACCCTAATCCACAAGCTGCTGGAGTTACCAAGTTGATCAGCTTGAGACTTAGGATAACCTTTCTCAATCAACCACTCAGTGATGTTGTTATTATCAAAGTCAGTATCATGCAACTTTGGAAAACCATACATCCATCCTGAAGGAGGATCTATCCATCTTTTGCTCATAATTTCATCCACTTTTCATAAACATAATCATTAATGGTATCGGCAATACCTATACCCCAATTGAGGTTGTTTTCGTGAGCCTCTTCCCATTCTTCAGTCCCTTCTGCAGCATCAATAAATCCTTCTATCTGACGTGCAAACATCTCACCAAATTGTTGGACATCTAAAAGAGCTTCATCCTGGCACACATCAATTAACCTTCTAACCATATTAAGGTCAGTCGATCCATCGATGCACCAGGCAAGGTCTTCGTCATCAATTATTTCATTAATTCTAACCATCAGTCATTAACCTGAACATTATTACAAACTTGTGTAAAAGCTATAATTTGATTGTTTTGATCTAGCACAGGAACTCTCCTGCAGTTATTATCAATTACGACTACCTGTGGTTGAACAGGTTGCACATAATTGTAGATTGGTGCAGGCTGCACGTAGCTTGGATAATACACTCTTGGTTGATGATAAAAGTGGTGGCGATGGTGTACATGTGCATGACTGTTATTTGCTATCATACTACCAACAACAAGCCCAGCTAACGCCCCTTGCTCTCTTGCACCCCATGCATAAGCAGGTAAGGATACTGCAGCTAGCAGAAATCCTAAAAGTAGTTTTTTCATACGGTCTCCGTATCGTTGAGATATCTAACAGGATAGGTTATTTTACCATCATACTCTAATTGACTACGCTCAAAACTAGTCATATAATCGTCATCAACTAATGACCATGATATTATATATTGTTTTGAGTATTCGTCAGACCACTCAACTTGGTCTCTAAGAGAATCTACAATCATCTGCAGCTTCTTAGAAGCCATCTCGTTAAACTTGAATGAAAAGAGGTCGTAATAGTACTCCTCACCACCCTTAGCTTTCCAGTAGGGATTGTCAGCAGAACCGTAGTTTTCATGATATTGTGTGCAGATAAGTAGTTTCATCTTTATTCCTCAGTTAACCAACGTAGTTGCAATATACTTGTTTGACAAATTTACCACTTTTGTCGCATAACCAAACTGAATATTGGAATCCAGATTTCCTTCCATAATTGATCGCATCTTGCTCAAGATCAAAGTAGTAAGTACTATCAAAATTGACCAACCTGGTCGCATATTGCATCAGATAACCCCGTTAAGAATCAAAATTAAACTTGCAAACCCAATGACAACCATACCATAACCTACGATTTGATCCGACATGTTACTTTCCTCTTAAGCTGCTTCGGTGAAAAGTGCATACTTAGCTACGTTCAACTGCTTGCGAATCTGATCACGCAGTGTCTTACTATCTGGAGCAGAATCAAGCAGCTCTTGAATGTCAGAGAGAATACCCGCAGCAAGCATTGGCAGGCGATCCTCGTTAGCGAAGATCAACTGCTCGAGCTCTTCGTGGCTCATACCAAAAGTGTTCATGTTGTGTTGGAAGCGAGCTTTTTCTGCTTGGTTCATTTGTTTAGTTCCGTTGTTGTTTGACATAGCCCCTATTATACAGATATCAAGAAAAAGGTCAACATGTAAAATCCCGTGCAAGAATACCTGACCAAAACAGTCAGGTATTTAACTGCTTGATTTAAAAGGGAATTTTATTTAAGTCTCCGTCCACACTTTTGTTTGTTCGAAGCTCTTTTCTTGCTTCGTTTTTTCGTTAAAAAGACGTCTTGGATTGGCACAATAGATGCATTTTGGATTACCACAGTTCATTGCACTGTGTTTGACAAATCTGTGCGGCTGATCCAAAAAGTCGCTGTATGAAGAGATTCCGTGTTGTTTTGCAATTCTTACTTGCTGCTTGATGTGATTCTCTTTTTGTTGGATCCGCTTGCTATGTCTTGCTTTGGTTTCTTCATCCATACAGCCTCCTTTTTATACACTTTGACGTTCGTACACCCTCACTTCATGACCCATGTCCTTATTGAGCAGGGTGTAATAATACTTATGCGATGCACTTGGTAGTTTATCATTGATATGCATCTGAGCACACAAATGAGGATCCTCTACATCACCTAATTGAAAGATGAGGACAGGAGGATTCATCTTTTCGTTATACTCTTTTATATCAATCTTATCTACACTTTCACCTTTCTTATCTGCTTCCCATACTTTATCAAATTCAACACGAATAGAACCATTAATTCGTTCAAATGAATTCAACATGCCATATAGTGCTTTTTCTAGATCTTTTTCACCCATGTCTCTGCAAGAATAAATAAGACCTTTAAAAAGACTCAACGATGCATCCAATTCAATAATCTGCGTTTCTAAAGCACTAAGTTCATGAAAAAGTTTCATTATTTAATCTCCAAACTAGAATCTGCTAATGTCTTATCTTCTCTGATCTCAACAAACACTGGCAAAAATAGACTTTCTACATTGCCACGCTTGTCTTGAATTCGAGCATTGTACTTGATGGAAACAATCTTTCCAACAACGTTAGGTTTAATCGTATCACGATCTAGATCAGTAAATCCAGTACCTACACCAACTCTGATTACACCATCACTAGACTCAACAACAAGATTGCCTAAACGACCCTTGTTCTTGCCAGTCCCTTCTTCCCAATCCACAACCTTAAGGTCACACTCAAGCTCTCCTTTGAACTTAATCTGACCTTTAGAGCGCTTGTCTTCCCAAATTCCATTTCGATCTTTAAGAATCGTCCCTTCAAAGCCAAGTTGAAGATACTTGTTGAAAAGTTCTGTAGCTTGGTATTGATTTTCTACTTCTTTAGTCTCAACGATCGATAACAGATGAGATAGATTTTGTGGAACATTGGTGAGCGATGTAGTGAGAGACTTCAATCGCTTGTGATAAGGAGTATCAAAAACACCTTCAACAAACGCATTGAATGGAATTGCATCCCAAAGTGTAGCCCTAACCATTGCAGCTTCTGCTTTTGATTGAGTTCCCTTGATCGATTTAGTAAGTATACCATTTCCAGTCTTGCGGTCAAGAGGTTTGCCAGAATCATTAATCACTAACAGCTCACCATCAAACACAACGTCTTCTTGATAGAACTTTGCAAGTTCAGTAAACGATTGATGGAATAATTCATTTGGAATGTTCAACTCTTTACCATTCCTTGAACGTAACTCTACTTTTCCGTTACGGACGATCGCGTTAAAGCGCATGCCGTCCAACTTGAGTTGGACAAAGCCTGGCCAGTTAAACTTTTCGATGAGCTTTCCCTCAAACCCAGAAGCCAACATGACGGGGTACGTTGGAATGAATCTAGGCCAAATTTTGTTGACTGTTGCCTCGCTGACTCCACATCTGAGATCTTTTTCGATGACTCGTTCAATGACCAAAGCGTCTTCTGCATTAACTGACTCCATGATATAAGTTAGGTGTTCTATACCAGCGTTGCCAGTCTTATTACGACTAGACAATTCACTAAGTTTGTCCAAAGCACCAGCAAGCGTCAATGTTACTTTGCTCGCCTTGTACTTTGGAATTTTGCGGATATAAAACTGGATAAAAGGATCGAGTGCTAGCTTGATAACACTCTTAAGTAGGTCGTTCTCTGAGTTAGCTCTTAAGATTGCTTCCTTTTCCAAGCGTGAAGACGTCGCTGCTAGCTGAGAAATAATTTGGTGTATTGACATGATCAAATAATGTGTAGTCTGTTTGAATATTGAATTTTAGTCGTTTGTTCGAACCAAGTCCACATGTTACTTTTTCAACTTCTTCGAGAGTCCTGTATACACCAATAATCGTTGAAGACTTCGACCTTCCCTTGCTATCTAACTTAATTCCTTCAAGGATGTATCGCTCACTCATGATTCTTGTGCAAGCGACGCTGATAGTGTAATGTTCTCATAGAGAACTTCAAATTCCTCGTGATCAGCTACTTCTTCGCTAAAGTTCTGACGATGGAAGACCTTTGCCATCTTGCGGAATGTTTTCTTGTTGAGAAGATAGTCTTCGTGCACGGTGTTGATGATGTCTTTAATAAGATCTCGCTCTGCTTCGATCCTAGTCATACTATCAGAGATCTCTTGAAGAGCTAATCTGATTTTCTTACGATCTTCTGGTGAAGATGGAATATTACTCATTTACATTTACCTCATAACGATCAAGAACAAATAATAAAATGTCAAAGTCTGTTTGATTAAACTTCAACGCCTCAGTACCCATAGTAGTAGGTACTAATTCAAAAGTCAAGCTGTACATCTCACACAATTTATACATGTGGCGCCTAGACCATTGGTCATAAGGCCACAATTCTAACAGATAACGATTGATTGAAAATCCTAGCTTCATCGCCGCATTGAAGCAAAATCTTTTGCTTGCTCACCAGAAAATACTGGCTGCAAGCAGGACTTATGGACAATAGAGATTCCCATCACCTTATCTCCAGTATACTGTGTTGCATCTTTCTTAGCAGCAACGCCAATTCCAGAGTCATGTGATGGGTAGTTTGGAGTTTCACGACGAAACACTTTAGGGGGAACATACTTTCCAGGTTTGCTTATCATAGGTTTTTTCTGATTAGGATCAATTCCTACTTTACGACACCATGCTGCATACTCAGCTTTCTCTGCCTTCGTTTGTGACTTGGCCTTGACTTGAGACTTGGTCGATGTATAAAGGATCATATATTCTCCAAAGAGTGAAAGACTAGTATACATCATCACAATTAAAAGTCAAATGTTACTCTTTGTGGATCTTGAATGTATAGTAGTCTTCGTACTTTGGAATATCATAATAAGACTTCCAATGGTCGATGTCCTTTGGTGGTTCTTCTTTTTTCTTTACTGCAATGAATCTTGAGAAGAATCTACCGAAAGGACTTTCGCTTTTTTTGGTGCTTTGGGCTCCTTCGGAAGCTCTGTAATATCAGGAGGAATCAGGCCAGGGTAAGCTGCTTGAACAACCTTAGGATGAAGAGTTTTGTACTTGGTGTGCAGCTTTCTATCCTTAGCAAGGATAACATCCTCAGCCTCTTTCCATTGTAAGCCTTCTAACATTTGAATGAACAATTGTTCTTTTTTAACTTTAGGAAGCTGTACATTGCGATCAAGCCAGATATAAAACCTACGATTTTCGGTATAAAGATTAGTCTGACCCATTCCATCCTGGACATTTTTATCAGTCTTATAAGGAGGTGCTCCTTCAGGAAGATCCATTTTAAGATTAGGATCAAAGTTTAAACGAATCAAAAGTCTGAGTGGATCACTGTTATAGCGTTGAAGTATGCTAACTTTATCTTCAAACGCTTTTGCTTTGTCCATCTCTTCGAGAGCTTGCGGTACTGTGGTTTTCATTAGAACTCCTCAATCAGTTCAATCATCTGCTTCATCTTATGTGACATAAAATAATTTAGAAGTTGACTACGATCTTTCTTTGGTTGTTGTTCATAGCATTGAATTACTGAATGCTTTATCTTTTCAGGAATAAATCTAAAATCAATAAGGACTTGATTTCTTTTATATCTTGTTTGGAAATCAGGATCACTAGGAAGTG